TGGTTTTGCGCCTTTGGTTACAACATCCTTAACTTGCTTAAGGGTGCCACCAGGAGTCTTCAGCTTTGCTGAATCGTCATCTGGTTTGTAGTTCTCAGGAGTAGGACCCCCAAGATCTTCATAAGAACCAGCAACCGACGTATCCATAGGATCGGCTGCTTTTGCACTAGCATTAACAGCGGATTTGGATTGCTGTGTCTTTACTTCCATTTCTTGTAATTTTTTGCCACGAGACATTTGAACTCTCCGATTTACCTGTATTAAATCTATATTTATTTATAAATTAAAATATTTAATGTATCAAATTAGATACTATTTAAGAAATCATTGAACAGATTGAGTTTCTGCTCGTCGAGTTTCTTCTGATCAACTAATGTATTAATCTGTTTGTATGTTTTTTCTGCATACTTCTCACGAAGGATGCCTCCGTCCCATACCCACTCTTTTCCTTCCATAATACCTTCAACAAAAGCATCAGGTGCAGAAGGATCAGCGACAATATCAGCAGCAGTTGCTAACATAAAATCATCGCCAACGATGTTTACCCCCTCACGGGTCATTTTAAGTGAACCAATACCACGAGAAGAAACGCCGAGTTTTACCCCCTCTTCTACAAGAGAAGAAGCAATCTTGCCCATAGGGGTGTTCAGAAGTTTTGCTTTACCGATAAAATTAGAACCACTCTCTTTCAAAGAGACGATTTTATGGGAAACTCTGTCGAGATTGACGGTTGGACCATCAGGGTGACCGAGTTCGCCAAGTGCTCTACCCGCTTGAATATGGTTTTCGTTGTATCTACCGACTTCCTTACGGAGAGTCTCCATAGGATACATACGACCATTACGGTTTTTAATGTTGCCTTGAAGGAAAACTCCTTCAATATACATTGATTTCTTGCCGTTCTTCTGTTCGACAAGAAACTCTACGGATTCAATTTCTTCTCTAATTAGTTTCATGTCTTTCCTTAGTTTCTTTGTACTTGTTGAAAATAAACTGCTGCTGTTCCACCTTCTGACAGAGCAGAAAGTTTGACAGACCTTCTTAAAGTTGAATCAGCACTGTGGAATGCAGTAAGAATTCCTGCAGTGTTTGCAGCAACTGTAATGGAAGTTTGGAAGTTACCATCAAAACCAGCACTAGTATTAACTGAGGTTACTTCAACATGATTAATTG